TCGGCTTCTTCGGTCTATTCCAAACTTTTCTAACCAAAGGTATATTGTCATAGGTGATACTCCGCATTGTCGCCCAATGTCAGCCATAGAGCGTTGGTTTTTCAAATACTGCTTCGCTAACCATTCTATGTCTTTATACTTTTTGTCATTACACACAGGGCCATATTTCAATTCCACTACATAGGTAGTGGTGTCGTTGATTTCAACCTCTAAGGTTTGGTGTCCTTCACCATCAACTTCAACATTCAGTTCATACTCTTGTTTTCCATATCTAATTTTCATGTCCAATTCTCCAATTATTTTTTCTTATTTCCCTTAAGGAATCTGTTTTCGCATATATTGTTGGGGAGTCTGCGAGCCTCCCTTCTCTTAATTCTAAATAACCCCACTTTAGTAATAGGCTTAAAAATATAGCACTTTGCGCACAAGTTATTTGTGATGCTTTCTGTATAAAATCTCTTGCCCTGTAAGCCAAATCCTCGGCAGTAAAGGGTTCATCGGGGTAGCACAACAAGGCTTTCATCATAGCCAACTTGCTTGATTGCCTACGGCGCTTCCGTATCAACTTGAACCCTACTTCTTCGCATACATCATATAATAATTCCTTTTCACGAATTAGCGTGTTTTTCAAGTGCATTTACATCACGCTCGCTTGTAGTATGTAGTCGCCGCCACCAAGACTAATTAGTAATCGGTAGCCTTGCCCAACCGTCGTAAAGTCAAAGAAGTTAAGTTCAGCCGTTCCGTTGAAATGCTTTAGAGCGTATTCAAGACCACCACTAAAAGTTATTTCCCAATCATCCGCTTCGGGGTTATCCGCCAGCGTAATTTCAGTCTGTCCTTTCAAATGGTCGCCGACAACCACACTAACCACACCTTCGTTTTGCATAAAGGTATAACTGTTCATGCGTTGCCCGTTCATTTCATCACACCGGAGAGCATCAAAAATGTCCTCAGCGTCAATCGTAAATGTATAGAATGGGGAGGATAGTGTGCCGTCATTCAACTTATACTTATTACCCACTATTTTTTCACCCAGCGTCCGACTCATTGTTTCCCATTCACCAATCGTAGCATGGTTGTTAGGGAATGCTCGTCCGTCTGCATTTGCGCTCATTGTCGTAGTCTTGCGACCCGACTTAACCACTAACTTATTATCATTAAGGGTGAGGCTCACTTTTTGTCCGTGATACTTCAACGCGCCCAACATACGGTCAATGTCGGGAACAGGCACAGGGAAGGTGAAACCATCACCCATTATACTAAAGCGAGCCACGCTCGTCTTACCATCCCGCACCACACTTGTTGTGGTAATCCGTTCATCATCGGGACGAAGCATACAGGACACAACTTGCGCCTGTTCCTTGCCGTTAATATACTGATTACGCTTTGTAACTTTCAATAGTCGTTCTAAATCCCTTGTGTCTATATCCATACTTACAACTCCTTTTTGAATATCATTAAAGTGCTAAAATTGCTTCGGGGGTGTATCTGTCGCCTACCTTTAGGTTGTGGTCGGGGATTAGTAAGAAGGTGCATTTGCACTACCTTTCGTGCATCAATAGCATTCGTTAGAATATCCGATTGAAAGTGCATACGACCCGAAGATACTTGGTCTTGACATTTGACTAATAAGAAGCCACCTTTCTTGACAAGCCTCAAGCATTCTTTTGAACCATCAATCATTAAACCCAAGCGTTCTTGAATAGTGGCGGCTTTGTGGACGCCATAATCCTTATCGCTTGAATTATCAGTAGGTGTCCCATTCAACTTGTATGGTGGGTCAAACACTACCGAATCAAAACTACTCGCCCATTCGTCGGGGAATGTGGTGAAGTCGTAGTGATGGTCTGCTTCGGTGTAAAGGTCATTAGTGGTTAAATCCACTCCTTCCGTCTTACTCCAAAAGCGCCCCAATCCGTATGTAGCATCTAATACCTTCCCGTTGAGAAAGCCTAATTTTTGCACATCGGCTATCAGTTCACCATTATTGGCCCACTTATGAGCCGCCATTATTGTCATTGAATCACCTCACAACCAATCAAAGGGTATTCCTTCCCACTTTGGCTTGCCGTTCTTGACTTCAAGCACGGTGTATTCTTTACCCAAGTGTTCCATATTCCTACCTTTCATTTCTTCAATACGGCATCTAACTTCCCAATCGGATTCTCCGAGCGAAGCATCAGCCTTTACACCAGCGGCGCGGTCGCCTTTCTTGGTATAACGAGTAAGCCATAGTTGTTGGCTGGCGTAGCGTTGAGTTCCAGCGACCCAATCAACCTTTTCGCCAATAGTCATAAGACCCTTATTACCGCCTCCAATGTCCATGAACTCCTTAACATCCTTTAGGTGAAAGGTGAAATAAACATGGGGGATAGGTAGTGAATGAATACGGCGGATAACATCACGGAACAATCTGTTTCGCTCACGCCATTCCTTTTGATTAAAGGAGTCGCCTTCTTCTTTTATGATACCCCTACGCATGAGGGATTCTGTCATAACCTGTTCACACCACTTCATAAATGTTGAACCGCCGTCAAATACAACTGCGCCAATTGAACCATCCTTAGCCTTCTTACCAATGATACTTGCGAACCATTGAACTTTGTCAACAAGGGCAAGCCAATTGATAGTATTATCGTCGTGATAGATACTGTCGTCCATTTCATCCATTAGGTTTAGAACCCGAATGTTTGCATCGGGGGCAATATAACTAATAGTATTTTCTGCGCTATTATCAATGTCAAAGACAATGATTTCTTTATCAGCAGAATGTTTGACCGCCAATTCAATTGCTTGGCCGGTCTTACATGTATTTTCCTTTCCTACAAGGAACATACGCACCGGTCGTGCGCCACCTTGTTGCGCTTCAAATTGGGTTTCGTAATACTCACGCCCGAACTTGGTGGCCTCCACCTCCGTTGAAGGAGGGGAGGGGGTAGTATTTGCCCAAGCCATCAGTCCCACCCCTCAGTAGCGGTGGGTTGTAGTGCGTCGGTGCAATACCAACCATTGACACTTAACTTGGCCTCATCATCACGACTCATCCAACCTTGTCCGACAACCAGCATTTGTGAACCAACGCCAAAGTCAATTAGGTGTGCATGTGAATCGGGGATGTAAATATCCACCGGAGAAGCCATTGATTCAATGTCAAGGTCGCCAACAGTTATGATGTAGCCCTTTCCTTCCCCTCTTGGGTCAATCTGCACTACTTCAAGGTTCATAGCAACCCATAGGTCATACCAATTCTTGTCCTCTCTATGGTTATCAATGAATCCTTCAAGGTCATTAAGACCGCCTTCAAGGAAATGAGGCGTTGCCTCTTTTACAATACCCATTGGGTCGGCAGGGAAGTTGCTCGCCAAATCTGTATTTTCGCTAAAGATTGACACTTGTGGTTTTGCATAAGCAACCGAGCCTTGACGGGCTGGACGCATAGCAATAGTCCCCGGCACAAAAGACACCGGTTCGTCCTCGGCTAAAGCACCGGAGAACTTGAATGTGTGCATGTCCCATATGTCGCTACCTTGTTTGCGACCAAAGAACAGACATGTTCTATCCTTTTCACTTGCAGGGCGTGGTTCACCATACTTGAAATTACGACCACCGGACGGGAATGTAGGCATTGTGCTATTCCACACTAAGTAGTAGTGTAAATTGCTATTAACCTCAACAGTTCCCTTCGGCAATTCTGTAACGGTTGTAGTAGTAAAGCCAGCAACAAAAGTGTCCTTGCGAGCAAGGCTTTCATTGTAGGTCTTGATATAACCATCGCTAACAGGGTCGTATTCAAACATAACTAATGTTCCGTTTTCAACGAGTCCTTCTCTTGCATCCTGTGGTAATGTTTCAAGTTGCTTGGTGAACTTGTTGTAAGACAATTGTGCCCAATCCTTATAGCGGGGGACGCTGACATACATTCCTTCGTAAATGACACAACCGGATTTCTTGGCTCGGTCAACTTCACTCTTAATTTGTCGTCCAGCGACTCTTAATGCTAATAAAGTGCATTGTTCTTCATTCTTACCAGCGGATAACCACCCTTCTTGTTGTTCCTCCAAGATTGCATCCATACGACCCTTAAGGGCGGCGGTATCGCAACCTACATTCTTGCTAATTCGTTCAATTGTTTGTTCTATATCGGACATATTCTGTTTCTCCTAATTTATGGTTGGCGTCGCCTCCTTATATAGTTAGCGATTGCTTAATCGGCGGCAAAAGTCCCACACTACATAGTGTGCTTCCACCCCCATAAGCAAATCACGCCGACCTTGAGTAGCGGCATCAACAAGCATCAACTTGCTATCCGCATTAGCGGGGGAATTAACCCCATGTGTAAATACTGCGTGTATGCTTTCACGCAATTGATTAGGATTGCCCATTTCCTTAACGGCAGACTCAACATCCCCGTCCCTAAAACACAGGCGTAGCACCTTGTCGCTATCAACAATAGGCGCGTCAAGTGAGAGTGTAAATGCGGTGCGTTCCGCAGGGGGGAGGGAGGCAGTAGCCTGCAAAGCCCCAATTGCATTTCGCAAGTCGCCATTGTGGCTACGAGAAATACGAGCCACCTGTTCTTGTGTCAAGCCTGCATTCTCCAAACCGTTAATGATTTCTAAACGAGTATTCATATCATCATCCGCAATAGGTTTGAATGTTCGCACTTGACAACGGGATTGTAGCCAGCGTGATACCTTATTCAAGTTATTACAGGTTAGTATAAAGAAGCCTTGAGAATCCTCAATGACTCCCTTTAAGGCAGATTGCGCCGCATCAGTTAATTGGTCGGCTTCATCTAAAAAGAAAATTGATTCATATTGTCCAAGACGGGACAAGGGGGCGAGTTCATCTTCAACAAACTCAATCCCCCGTTGTCGCTTACTTGAAGCATTATACTTATGCAATTGATAACCCAGCGCGTGAGCAATCATTTCAGCAACAGTAGTCTTGCCTGTTCCCGCTTCGGGGGAGTGAAACAAGAAGTGTTGCATGGGTGCATTACCAGCCATAATTTCGCTGAACTCACTCCGCAGGTGTTCTTGACCCATGAACGCCCCCATATCACGAGGGCGATGTTTAACGGCCCATACTTCTCGCATGAATAACCCTTAGCGTCGCCTACATATATAGTTATAGGTCGCTATCACGCGTTCACTACTCCATCTATTTTCGCATAATAACAATTCTTTTTCATATTTTCTGTGTCCTTTAATGGTCGCAGATTTGATAAAGCCCAACATTTCTTAAAGTCCTCATCCTCCATAGATGTAAAGTCAAAGGATGCTACGGGTCTAATGTGGTCTATGTGCCAAAGACCGTGATTATCCCAATTCATCCAATCCTCAAATTGGTTTTCTAAATGAGTTCTTAATTCTCCCATAGTAAAGTCTAAGCCTTCAAAGTATTTGCTTTTCCAATTAGGGTTTTTCATGCCGTTTCTAACTGCATCTTGAACTGCCCAATTAAGTTTGTTTTTGGGTTGATTAGCCCAATTATTAAACCCGCATTTACGAGAACAAAATACAATATGTTTCGCAATACTGTTTGGGGTAAATACTGTATTACATTCTTTACATTGAATATCTATCTTAACAGGTCTGTTCCTTGCATTTCTATCCCTATGATATTTATTGTTTTTTACTCGCACACATTCGGGTGATAAACAAGTTACTTGTGTCCCTTTCTTTTGAAATACAATCCCACATATGACGCAGTTAGCAATCACATTCTTGTTAAACTTCTTCTTGTATTCTTTAACATGAACCTTCTTACATTCAATACTACCACATAACTTATTGTTTTGGCGATAAGGCTCAAACTCCGCACTACATATCACGCATTCTTTAGTCGTCATGACTTACCCTTAGCAACGCCACTATATATACCTACTGAGTAAAAACGGTTTTATTCATATGGGCGCGTTTGGCTTATAGGTCGGCTTTGCCCCGACTACATCGGAGGCAAGAGGGGGAATTATCGGGCAGTAATCTGCGCCGTCCACAAGTAGGGCATTTAACTGCCTTCTTCTTCTGTGTTGGTGTCATAATGTTGTAGGGGGTGGTAAGAATAATGTCGTTGTCATCCCGAATTAAAAATGTATCAATGCCGAACACCATATGTTTCGTTTTAGAACCGCTGATAGATTCAACCTTTTCTAACCCAACGCATATAATCTGCGGGTTCTTACATAAAAGAGCAGATAGACTATTAGGACTCGGCACTTGACGCACCGAGTTCAATGACTCCAACTTATCAGCAAGCGTCTGCTTACTCATCGGCCCGTATTCCCATAGGATTTTGACTATCGCTCGGCGCACCCGCTTATTATTAGAACTCATTTAGGTAGCCCTAAAAGACCCGTCTTATTTAATCCTCGTCCTTTTCATTAAGACCGAATGCCGAATAGGCTAACAGGTCATAATCAATACCACGCTCGGCTTCCCTTAACTCAATCCCCTTGTCTATTTGTAGGTCTGTGTAAGTCGTGTATAGTTCATCGGGTAAAAGCCCCAATATGATAAAGATAATAAATATCCAAAAGATTTCCACAGGGGTCATCTTACCCACTCCGCCATTGTGCCTTCGTATGATAATAAATTAGAAGTGTTGACATATACATAAGACTCAACCCATTCGTATTGAGGGTTATTATCAAGTCGCACTTCAACATCCATCCTTTGATAGAGCGAGGGGACTCCTTCATATCGGTCAAGAGAAGTTAGCATTTCCACAGGTATTTCCCACAATTCACCCTTG